GTGATGATTCCATAAATTGGATTCCAGACGTTTTGTCAATGTACTCTTCCATGACAGCATCTAAGAAATAAATCATAGTCTCTACTGCATCAGTGTGCTGCCATTCATCAAATGTTAGTGCATTCATCGATGCAAGATTGCACACAAATGACTCGTCTGATGATGATGGAAGGGCGATTTCAGAACACAGATTTGATGCCCAGATGCGTTTGCCAGTCTCGCGCAGAGCGCGTGGTGCATTGTTATTTACAGTATCACTAAAAAAGATATACGGGTAACCAGACTCGCGCCTCTTGCGCAAAACCCTGGCCCATACTTCTCTTTTTGCTGTATCACCTTCAATCATTTCTGACATAAATTTATCTGAGACACAGACACCCAATGATAAATTATGGATAGAAGATCCTTCTTCACGGCATTCTAAGAATTCCATAACATCAGGTGATTCAATATCCAAGTAGACCGCCATTGATCCACGACGTACGTTGCCCTGTGATATAATATCAACGGTTGTTTCAAACATATTAGCATAGTGCACAGGGCCGTCAGCAGATCCACCTGATTTAATTTCAGTTCCACGTGGGCGTATGGATCCAAGATAAGCAGATGTACCAGCGCCCATCTTAGTTTGCATTCCTACTTCACCAACTTTAGTGAGAATAGAATTAATCGAGTCTTCAATATAAACTCCATTACAAGAAATCGGCAAACCTTTTTTTGTACCAAAGTTTGACCAAACAGGTGAAGACAACGAATAATATCCTCGACTCATATAGCCATAAAACTTATCGGCGAACCCTTCAATGTCAAGAATATTTTCTGCAGATTTTGCAATCTCACGTACTCTTTCTTCAAGAGTCATATTGCCGTCAATATATCCACGGCTTAGAAATAAACGTGAGTCTTCATTTGCCCACCACCAGTTTTGTGTTGTATCAATCATTCTCTATTCTCCTAAAACAAATCGTCAGCAGTAATACCTTTTCCTTTTGCGTATTCAACTGGCCGCTTTTGGAAGAAGTCTGTCATGTTAGCACCAAGTAGTTCTTCATCAAACCAATAAGTCTGATCGATGTGGTGCTGGTTATAGTAGATCTCGCTTGAATCAAATCCTATTTGGTCAAGTGAGTCTTTCATACGTTTTGCAATAAATGATTTAAGGATATTAGCGTCCAATCCTTCAACAGAGTATTCACTCATGATCCAATCAATCACGGCACTTTCAGCTTTTAATGAGTCTACACATTCTTCACGAATACGAGCTTCCATTTCTTCGTCAAATAAATCTGGATACTCTTCACGCATTGTGTTAATAAGTTTGATGCCTACTTGAGCATGTAGCATTTCTTCATTGCGGGTATATTGTACCTGCTGAGCACAATCTTTGAGTACGGCTTTATTACGGTTAAAATGCATAATAATATAGAACTGGCTGAATAAGCTTACATTCTCTACGAAGAGCGTGAACAAGATAATAGAATAAATGTACTGTTTCTTTTCATCTTTATATTCACGCTTTAAATATTTACGTAGATAGTCCACACGGCCTTTGATTACCTTCTCTTCAAGGTTCTTTTCAAAGACGTCAGTCAAATGTAAAATATCTAATAGTTTTTCGTATGCCAAGTTATGAATGACTTCTGAATTAGCCATAGCATATCCAAGATCACGGATAGACGGGTGTGGCATCTTATCGCCGATGTTTGCCCAAAACGTTTTCACTGCAACCTCGATTTGGCCAATAGCCGAAAGTGCACGGACAACTACTTCTTGTTCCTCTTCTGTTAAATCGCTTTTAAACTGCGAATAGTCTGATCTAAAATTAAATTCATCAGGCGTCCAGAAGCCTTGCCAAATGGCGTCGACAAACTGTTTTGTCCATGGGTATAAATCGGGTTTACGTGAGATTTGTTCTTCGAATAGCATGCATTACTCCATATGCGTAAAAAGGGCATAGCTCTAAATCGGATTATTTAGAGACTAGATTTTAGGTTGTTGTGATTGTTTAGTTGGTGCTATTATATATCAAATACACGAAATTGAAAACAGTTAAATGCGCTGTTTTAAAAATAATATTTTGTTTTTAGGGGTTTACAAATATTTAATATTGGTGTATAATAAGAAGAGCTATTCTGAGGGAGGTGATACATCTGTAGAAGTTAGAGCTTCTTCATAATATCCTATGATAGCTTGTGTATCCTTTATGTATCTACGCATTTCAGCAATACCTAACGCTAGATTTTCATATCCTTTTGGAGTAATTGCAAAGAATACTACGTTACCCGTTTTAGCTTCAAGCTCTGCCATCTTTTCATCTAGATTTTCTTCAGTTACTACATACCAATCGACAGGAGGAAATTGTACTGCCTTAGGTCTCTCTTGAAGAGGAACATTTTGTTTAGCGTATTCGGTTGAAACAACTACTTCTGTTTCGGGTGCTCTATTGCCCAGACACGCTGTCAGTAGAAGCAGGCTCATCACTGGGAGGAGTAGTCTCGGCTTCAATCTTTTGGAGTAATCTACCAACGGCGTTGTCAACCCTATCTTCAAGTCCTTGTGCATTTGTTAATGCCTCCATAGTCAAATCTATCTTAGCAAATACACCTCTAAGTTTGTCAAGGTGTTGCTGCGATTGTTGCAATCTTTTTGTTAAATCTTTATTCAGCTGCTCATTCTTTTTTTGATCAGCTTGAATCTGTTCAATAGTAGCTTGTAAAGTTTCGGCTGTAGTTTTAAGCTTTACGTTATTTTCTCTAAGAGTATTTATAGTAGCTTCAGACCAGATATAATACTGGTATCCGCCATACCCCACGCCACTGAGTAAGCTTACTACGATTAATATTAAATATAATTTAGCCATTATCTTCCATATGCCTTCTAAATCTTTTTAGCAAAACAGGCAGTTTATTTTTTTTACGTCTACGGTCTGTTACATGTATTTCTTTAGCCCTCGGGCCCATGTTAGCAGTATCTTGAGGAATTCCGGCGTCAGCAGTAGTAGTCACTTCTTCTAGTGATTCAAACTGAAATGTTTTAGAATAATCTGCCACTTTCTTACCTCTCTTGTCATATTGACCAGCATCCATGGCCTGTTGCTTGGCATAAGCTTTAGGGCTGTAAGTATCACCCCATTCCCAATCTTTATATCGTGGATCCCATTCTAAAACTTTCCACTCACTGTTTTTGTGCCGCTCGTATTCATCTAGGTATCATCTAGACAGCTCGCTTATTGCAACGTAAATATTTTTATTTGTTTTGCTATGGGTTACTTCATAAATGTTTAATCCAAATATTTCACCGATTGGATAACAATCTTCTGAAACTATAACTTTATCTCTTGGTTTAACAACCTCGTCGAACGTATCATTAATAAGTTTTTCACTTAATACCTTATATGATCCTGGAGATAATTTATTATTTTCTAATACAAACCATTCTGTTTGTTCAGACATAAAATCAAGCGGATCAATATTAAGTGATTTTTTTATTTCTTTATCGCTGACGCCAAACTTTTCTTTTAGTAAGAATAGCGCTGCAGCGTAAGAAGCTATTTTAGACCCGCCACCTGGCACCTTTGCCATAATTTTTTTGATATTAAATACCAGCCTATGAAAAGGTGTATAATAATTTTTATACGTGTCTCTATTATCCATAGTACTAAGATCAAATGTTTTTAATCTTTTACCGTCTTTATCGATAATGCCTTTTTTGTAGGCTTCGGTATCTTCAAAACTTGTAGTAAGAAGCCTTAAGAATCTAAACGTATAGACAAGATCACCAGCTCGTTTGACCAATCCCATTATATTTTCCTTAATTTGTCTACTACATTCTGATCCATTTTTATATCAGTATACTGATCATTTTTAATATAATTTAAGAAGATAAGAAACGGTTTTAAAGCCGACCAATATCTATCTTCTATTTGATACTCTAACATTCTCAATGTCGGTTGCACATCAAATACATTAAACAATACTATAAGATGATTAAGTATTAATCTTTCAGGCACACTACCATTATTAGTATAACGAAAAAATAAACGTTTAAGATACATAAATCTTTTCATGTCATTATAAAATTCTTCAGCATCTATACAATTAGGTTTATAATATTGCTGCATTGCATAAAGCATAAAGTTATCTTCTGACAACTTATCAAATAATTTCATAACGCACCTAATTAGTTTTGATATACTAAATTATATATAAACTATTTACTAAGTACTGTTTTCATAGCTTGCACTAAAGACTTTTTAGACTTTCTACGGTCAAGCTCAACACCATTTTCGCGACCGAGCTCTTCTAGCTCTACCTTTGACATAGAGCCTAAGAGATCGTTTATACCAGCTTCAATTTTACCTTCAGTAATAATATGCTGTATTGCTGCTTCTGCCTCAGCTGCTTCTGCTGTAGGAAGAGAAGTCTCTGGAACTTTAGCGACTCCGTTATACTCATTCATTTGAGCTTGAGTAAACCTAGAAGATTTATATAATTCTCTTGTTTTAGGATCTACCCAACCCTTATTCATATCTGGTACTGCATGCGCGCACCACGCTGGAGGTTTAATTGCCATAATATTATGCCTTTGTTGCTGATGGAATAACTTTACTGTCGCCTGCCTTATTGTCGTTGGTTCTAGCTTTTTTACTGGGTCCAGCATTAGCTGCCTTTTTAACATCATCGCCTGAAGCTTCAGGATTATCTTTAACATCCTTTGGTGTATTCAACATATCCTGAGCACCTTTAGATGATTTAGATGCATCATTAGGTTCTTGTGCAGCAGCTGCACTTTTATAATGCTCTCCGCGCTTTTCCATGATACGCGCATATACTGGCCATACAGTTGATTCAATTGCAGAAACCTCGTTATCACCCATTTTAGCTTTCTTGGTTTCTTTTTTAGGATTAACTACTACTTCGTCCTCTTCGTTCTTAGACGCCTTAGGGATATCAAAAGGAGCTTTCTTCAAAGTAACAGCTTTCTTACCCTTCTCGGACGAGGCTGAAGCCTTTGCTAACTTTTTAGCTAGTGCCATGTTTTTACTCTCTTCAACGCTTGCTTCTTTTACATCATCAGCAATTGCTTTTTTTCGATCTGCGCTTTGAGTAGCTTTATATTTCGGGTTCACAACTGGCGGTTTATTTTGTGCAACTGATTTCTTGACGCGATCTCTAGTTGCCTTAGATACCATACTTGAATAACCTTCATCAGTACCTTCTTTTCGATCTGCGCTTTGAGTAGCTTTATATTTCGGGTTCACAACTGGCGGTTTATTTTGTGCAACTGATTTCTTAATCCGATCTCTAGTTGCCTTAGATACCATACTTGAATAACCTTCTTTTTGATCTGCAATTGCCTTAGCCGTATCTTTTTTCATAGTAACAGGATATTTTTTACCTGCAAAATTAAAATGTGATTTACCAGCTTTATGTGCTCCAGCCGCAGCGCCGTGGAACGCTGTCCGCTCTGCTGCTTGAATAGTTTCTGGGATCTCAAATTCGTTGAGTTTATTTTCTGCGACCTGTTGCAATGCGGCCGCCATTTTACTAATTGATTCTTGATTCATTTTATTTCCTTACATCCAAATTTGGGCTGCGATTGCACTGGCGCCAACAGCAATGGCAATCCAGAATAATTTATTGATGACGTTAACGGTATGAGCGTTTTCATCACATTTTTTTTCGATTATATCAAGTTTTTCCGAGAACTTGTTCATTCTAGTCCAGGAGTCATCTCTATATTTATTGTATGAATCCATCTTCTCTTCAAACCTTGCAAGTGTGACTAATGCGTCTGCCATTTTGTCCATCTTATCTTCGATCCGGTCGAGTCGGGCTTCCCAGTTAACTTCTACCATCAATAATTTCCATTTAATTAATTAGTGTTATTTATAATATAAATTAATTGCGTACTAAGATTAGATCAAAAATAGCACCAGCACCAGCATGGCCTCCAGCTATCGCGCGTACTTCTATATCTGTTTTTTCTTTAAATAATAACGGCACAGGGTAATCATATGTTACAGGAGGTCCATAAGACCCGAACTGTCCTTTTAAATTAAATACTCCATTATCAATATGGCGTGAAAACAGTTTAAAAATCATTTCTTTGTTTCTATCAATACTACCTTGAAACTTAACTAGGTAACCAGTAGTTCTTCTCGGTATAGTATATAAAGCCATTAATGTTTGACCTTTATCGCGAAGTATAGTAGCTCTAACAGATCCGTCAACTGTAACAGTAATATCACGAGAGTTAACGTCTTCAGACGGATGAGACTCTAATCTGGCTCTAAACACTCTGATAAAATTAGCTGTAGTTGTTCCCCCTAATGTGACACTCTCAGTTACCGCGTCATAATTTTCATCAAGCCCTTGAACACTTACAACAGCTCCTGTATCCCGAGCATCCCCTGTAACTGTAGCAGGACCAGGAGTTTCAATATAATTATATAGTCCTCCTTCATCCCAAATTGTTTCTAAACTATCGCTGCATGCTGGATTAAATCCAAACTTATTAATATGAGAAGTATTAATTACTAACCCACTTGCAATCTGTATACCGAGGTGTTCAAGATATTGACTAACGGCCATTTAACAATTCCAACGCTTACGTGCTGCTTTACCTCTTTCACCAGTCCAACTTTTTGATCTTGCACAAAACGACTTTCTCCGTCCGGCCGCCTTAGATCCCTTTTTTAGTTTACTGGGTTTAGTTGTAACAGCTGTTTGTAGTTTACTACCTGGATTCGCCCGTTTAAACGCATCGACGCCTTTCTGAGTCATACCGGCACCCTTGTCGGCCGAACGAAAGTGTCCTTTAGAATCTTTTTCTAAAAATGTTTTAAACTTATCCACCGAACTCGTGCCCCGCTACTCTACGCATTTGCTTGTTAAATTCAGATTGTGATGGCTTAGATTTATATAGTTTAATAGAAATCTCAGGGCGTTCTTTACCTTTGATTCTCCAGTTATGGCCTTTTTCTTTATGATCAGCACTAGTAGTTTTAACAACACGACGTTTGTATCCGGCCTCCCAGGACTCAGACTTT